CGAAGATTAGACCGGTTGGTGCGCTCATGGGTTGAACGCCAGCTAGATCGTAGGCCATTAGGTTTGGCATGCTGCGACGAACTAGGCTGATTAGGATTGGGTCATAACCTGCGATGCCGCTTGAAGCTGCACCTACTTGACCGGTTGAAGGATTGCCGCCCATGGCGTTGCTAGGACCTTCAACAAGATATTGCTCACGAAGAGCCTTCTCTTGGTTTTCTAGTAGGATAGCAGTGCACTTCTTCTTGTACGAATCGTTAATAGCTGGAATAGCCTCGTGATCGAGTAGAGGGTTCCATTTTTCTACGAGTGTGTCGTAGGGGGTAGTTCCGTTAAAATCCATTGACATGTTTAGTTTCTCCTTGATTTAAGTTTATTTATGTTTTAGTAATTTTTAGTAAGACTTAGTTTGACGTGACAGAGCATTTACATATACAGACATTGGACCTTCAGTAACTGCAGGTGCATTCCATTGCTCTGTAAGTGTTTCGTTTTCTGAAGCAACTACCGGAGCGGCCTTTAGGTAGCTTTCCTTCAGAATGTTTAGTTTGTTTTCAAAATCTTCGCTGCTGCTGAACTCAATGCTCTCGGCTAGCGAGGCAAGACGCTCGGCATCAACTCGGGATAGATCGGAAACGGTTTCTAGGAAGATGGCACGGGCTTGACCGGCAGTTACTTCTTTAGAAATTTCCATGTTAGCCTTGATTTGTTCGTTGAGAGCAGATTCTAGTTCTTGGTTCTCGTTGAATAAATCTTCAAGAATGTCGTGCTTCTTCTCTGGAACTTCAATGTAGTGGGTCTCGAATAGATTCTTGAGACCACCGATAAAGCTCTCAGCGATTTCGGTACGAATACCGTTTTCTACAGCTAGCTTGTTGTCCTTCATCCACTCGTCTACTGCATAGTTTAGGTACTCGTCTAGACGGGTAGCTAATTCTTCGGTGACCTTTTGTACTTCTTCTTCAATAATCGAAGCACTTTCACGAAGAACTTGTTCACGAATCTTGGTGGTGCGCTCATTGAGAGCAGCTTCAAAGATTACAGCAGTCTTGCTCATGAACTCTTCTGAAAGGTTTTCACCATTGAATAGCGATTCAAGGTGCTCGGTTACAGTGTCTATAATTTGGTCCTGAACAGCACTCTCGGTGTCTGGTACGTCTACACCAGCAGTGGTGGCTGTGGCATTAGCCTTGTCTTTTAATTCGTGCTTCTTTCTGGACACATCACCGGCGTGTTGATCCATTGGTGTTGGTGAACGAAGACTCATTTGATTTTTCAAAGCAAGTCCGTTCATCCAACTGGTGTCTAATGTACCAAGAAATGGTCCTTTACCAGTGGCATCCATTGCGCCTTTTCCAGTTGCATCCATTACTACGGGTTGTTGTTGTTGTTGTTGTGACTTTTTCATATATTTTTCCTAATGGTATTGTTATTTATAAGATTTATTTTTTACACAAAAATAAGAATTTAACGAGTTAAAACACGCCAATCGTCTTGACGGGCAAACTTTTGTCTGGCGGCTTCTTTGGCTTGGGCTGCAACTTGATAATTGACAATATTTTCAAGATTTCCTGCAAGACCTGTTGCTAATTTACCACCAATTCCCATTTTGTCTGAAGCACCAGCCAAAGCACCGATTCCTGTACTGAGGGCTTTGGTGGTCAATGAAGCAGGATTTGAATAAGTAAACATTTTTTCGTAGTGTCTTAATTTTTCGTTTGCGGTTGCTGTATCAAAAGCAGACGCAGCAGCACCTCTTCTTGCTTGCATTCTGGCTATTGTGTCTGGTGAATAACCTATTAAGGTTTTTATACCACGTACTTCTTCTGATTCTCCGGGAGTTGGAGTTGTGTATTTAATCATTGTTTTTGCTGCAGATGCAGGATCTGTTGAGTATTTCCACGCACCTGAAGCAATATCTGCCGCCTTCTTTGTTACATTTTTTGCCAAATTAACGGCTGGGGCCACATACGGAGTAACATACTTACCAAGATTAAATAAGTCTAATCCACTTACTTCGTTTAACAAAGATTTAAGTGAACCTTGTTTAAATTGCATTCTGGTGTGATTTTCAAAAACGCGTCTACCAGATGTGCCTGTTCCTCTACTCATACCACTGGTTGATGGTTGGGGTTGAGCAGCTGCTGTTTCTGCTTCAGCTTGTCTTGTTTTAGCCAGTATGGCTGCTCTTTCTTGTTTTCTTGCTTGGAACGCTTTAAATTTTTCAAATTCAGCATCAGATGCTGCTCTGTTTACTTCGTATTGGCTTTTTGCTTTACCAGTACCTCTTGGTCTGTTAAGAAATGAAGGTTTTGGTGTGCTTGGTGTAGATGGAGCTGGAGCTGGAGCAACTGGAGCCGGAGTGGGTGTTGCAGGGGTGCTTCCAGGTTTCACACTACCTGGAGTTGGAGTGTATTCAGTGCCTGGTTGTACAGAAGGTATGGTAGGAATTACAGGACCAAACGGTTGAGTTGGATTAAATTTAGGTTGAGCAGGAGCCACTGGAGCCGGAGCTGGAGCCACTGGAGCAGGAGCTACTGGAGCAGGAGTTGGTGTTACAGTAAATGGATTTGGTCTCTCTCCGGGCTGAACATCGTTTGCAGGAGTTGATCCACCACCAAAAGCACCAGTTTGTGAACTTACTGGTTTATTAGAAATTGGTTTAGTACCAAACGCACTGGGTGCAGTAACTATACCGGCCTCAATTAAATGTTTAAATTTACTTTTCATTTGAGTTTTCTTAAGAAATCTTCAAACAGTTTAGTTGCTTTTTGTTCTAATTGGCGAGCAGACGCTTTTGATAATTCTCGGCGATACTCTTCAATTTGGCGTTCAACTAATAAACCGTTATCCCAGATCCACTCTTTACCTTCCATGATGCCGTTCACAAAAGCGTTAGGAGCTGAAGGATCAGCAACAATGTCTACAGCGGAAAGCATGAAGTCGGGTTGAACTTCGTTGTATCCATTCTTGGCTTTTAATGAACCCATACCACGAGTTGAAACACCAAGACGAGCACCTTCATTGATGAGATTTTTAACAATTTCGCCCATGGGTGTACTCATAACTTTGGCTTTACCGTAAACATCGGTGCCATTGCAATTTAATTCTTTAATAATAATTGCAACCCGATCTAGGTTTACTGTTGGGCCAGCAGGATGGTTTAGCTCACCAAAAGCACGACTGTTGTTTACAAACTCTTTGGTGTAGCGATTAACTTCATTTAATAGAATGTGCTTTGGGTACATTCTTTTGTTTCGGTTAAGAGTATCAGCTTGCATGAAAGTACCTTCAATGAAATAATTTTTGCCACCGTCAGCAGCTGCTTCAGTTAAAAAGTCTACTTGTTCAACTGTCTCGGTTATTAGTTTCATCTGTTTCAGGCTTTCTCTTCTTCTGAATCTTCGCTATCTTCTTCTGAGTCCTCATCAGTTTCCTCAACTTCTTCTTCTTCGGACCCACCTTCTTCTTCTTCCTCAGATTGCTCCTCGTCCTCGGCTTCATCCTCATCTCCTTGTGCTTGACGTGCAGCTTGCTTCATTGATTCTTCAGTATCTCCGTCTTTGTCAAGATCTAAGAAATCAGGTTTTGCGGCTTCAAATACAGTAGGAGCAAAAGCCTCATACTTTTCGTTTAGAGCGTTTGCTAGAGCTTCATTTAGTTTTTCTTTAATTAAGCTTTGAGCTTGAACTAAATTCTCGTTCATTACGAGGTTTATAAAAGTTTTTAGAGAATTATCCATTTTTAGTCCCTTTTTTGTTTTCTAACCTTGCCAAATTTAATACTCGGTTAAAGGTTTCTTGTGATTCAGACAGTAATTTTGACATTCTTTCTTTGTTTTCATTATTTAGGGTTTTGTATAATTCAGATATCAGTTTACGGTCTGATTCGGCTAATAAGCCAACATTTCCGTCTTTTAGCTGATATCGTGATTCAACAAAAAAAACTTCTGGTTGTTGTGCTTCTTCTTTTACCGGAGCAATAGAAACTGGTAATACTTGTGTGACTTGTTCTAGTAAATTTTTAGTTTCTTCTCGATATAACTTTTCCATTAAAACAGAAGCTCTTTCTCTTAATTCTTCACTTAATACTGTGTTGAATTGAGAGTTTTTACCTCTAAGAATCATATCCACAAGTCTTTGGGGGGTGCTCATTGTTGTTGTTCCGGTGGTTCTTGTTGTTCTTCTTCTTCTGGTTGTTCACCAGCCAACATTTGCTGGTATTGTTGCATTTCCTGTGCTTCTATTTGTTTTTGCATCTCTCTATTTATTTGTGCATCAATTTCCAAAATATCCTCATCGGTTTGTTTCAAGAAGTATTTTCGCACATATTCACCAGAAAAGAATTTGCCGATGTAGGGTGTTACAGCAGCAATAATGTCTAGTCTTTCACGAAGAATGTCGTTGTCCTTTAATTCGGCAAAATAAGAATCGCGGTTAAAGGTAAATGTTATATCTTGATTTATTCTATTCCAATCTTCTTCTGTCATTATTCCTTTAAGAATAACTTGGGTTTTTAAGATATCCAAGAACAGAGTACTGAATCGATGTCGTAGTCTTTCAATAAATTTATTAAACTTAACTTCGTCTCTGGTAATTTCTGCAGAACGACCCATATTGAAACCACTCTCGCCCATCATTCGTGAAAGTGGAATACCTAGCGCACGGAATAGCTTTTGTTGAAGATACAAAACGTCTTCCATCTGACCTAAGTTTTGGCCACCATCTAGTGTACTAATTTCAGTACCACGACCGCCTTCGCGGCGCGGCATCCAAAAATCTTCAAGCATGCTCATATGATTACGTTCGTCTCTAATAGCTCCAGTA